CCTGGCAGAAGTTGGGGATCGTGAGGAGTGCCCTTCTCTCTCACAAGCTGGTTCTCTGGCTGGACGCGGACATTCTTGTGACTAACCCGGACGTGGATTTCGTCCAGGAGATTGCGAAGGAGCACATGGGTTTCACGTTTTCCTACGACTGGGAGTTCACGGACCCGGACTTGTTCACATCCTGCGCCTTCACGGTCATGTCCTGTCCCCGCTCGTTCCGGTTCTTGGACGAGGCCATGAAGCAGACTCGATTCTCCGTGGTGACTTCCTGTACCTGGGATCAGGAAGCCATGAGGACAGTCAATCGAATGGGAGGCGAGTGGGCTGAAACTGTTCGGGTGCTCCCGCATCGGGAGTTGGCTTCCGTGCCCACGGAGGTTCAGCGTTCCGTGTCGCCGTGGCAACCGGGGGATTTTCTGTGCCATCTGGGGGGAATCCCGAATGAGTGGCGGGTTGTTCTGTTCGACAAGTTCACCCCCGAGGAGTAAAGACCATGTACAGCCAGTATGATGAAGAGGTAAAGATTCTAGAATACTTTGGAAAATCTTTCGGGAGGTTTCTGGATGTGGGAGCCCACAATGGGAAGAGTCTTTCCAACACCTACCAGTTGGGGCTCAACGGGTGGAGCGGTGTGGTAGTAGAACCTTGTCCTATGCTCGTTCAACCCCTGCTGGACAATCTTCGGGGAATGAGTGTTAGGGTCGTGAATGCGGCTATCGGGGTGACTCGATCTCTGTCCAGCTTCAAGATCTCCGGGACGAGCTTCGGCGCTACGCTTGTGGATGCCAATGTTGAAAAGTGGAAGAAGGATCTTGTCTTTACGGAAATCTGGGTTGCACCTATTACGTGGGCCGTTCTGTTCCAGACCTTTCCTCCTCCTTACGATTTTATCAGCATCGACTGTGAGGGGATGTCAGAGGTGCTGGCTGAAACACTGGCTGAGCACTATGGGGTGGGGGACTTGGGGGTTCGGGCCATGTGTGTAGAGAAAGATCCGGGAGATCATGGGGAGCTGGAACACATGATGACGGTTCGACTCGGGCTGAGGAAGTACCACGAAACAATCGAGAACCTCATCTATGTCAAGTAGCAAGATCCTCTCCATCCTCATGCCGACGCTGGTAAGCCGGAGAAAGATCCGGGCGGGGCTGATCGATTTCCTATGGCAGCAGGTCAAGCAGGAAGGCGCGATCAAGACGGTTGAGCTTCTTTTGGAAGAGGACGACCGGCAGCACACAACCGGGTGGAAACGGAATCTTCTCCTGGCGAGGGCGGAAGGGAAATTCTCGGCGTTTGTTGATGACGATGATTGGGTGTCGGATACTTACATCCATGATATCGTGTGGGCCATTCAGCACACCGGGGATTTGGATTGCGTTGGATTCTGGGGGGAGGCCCGGTGGGAGGAGGGAGTAACCCGAAGAATGATCCACTCGATTGTGTGTCCGGCGTGGACTGAGTGGCAGGGGTCTGGGGGAGAGTACATCTACTATCGTCAGCCCAATCACCTTAGTCCGATTCGGACTGAATTGGCCCGAACGGTCAGATACAAGGACATCACGATTAGCGAGGACCATTTCTGGACTACGGAGATGGCGGGGAGTAAGCGGCTGAAGCGGGAGGTTTTTCTCGGGGGAAAATGTACGTACATCTACCGCCCGCACGGACCCGTGAAGATGCTATAGAAAGGCGGTGTGGCATGATGGGGTTCATCGGAGAGCTGGTTGAGTCGGCGCTGGGTAAACAGATCAAGGACGTAGCGGCATGTCGGCTGCTGGTGGACGTGGACCGGCTGCTAAAGAGGGGGAAGCCTGTGTCGGTCCTGTGGATCATGGACACGGTAGCCGATCCCATTTTTCAGTTCTGGCGGCTGGCAGACAAGAAGATCCTGATCTTGGGTACGAATGTGGTTTTCACGGGGATCTCCAATATGAAGAAGAGTTTCCCTTTGTGGAACGACCTGAAGGATTTCGAGGGGGGCAAGTTCGGAGACATCTATCTTCTGACTTATGACCCCGGACTCAATGTGGGGGTGAAGCCAAGCCAGCGGGGAATGTACTTCAAGTAGGAGGAACTATGCCGGAAGAATACTACAGGATCAAGCGGTCGTTGAAGAAAGCTCACCCGGAGTGGAAGTCGGACAAGGTAGAGCGCGTGGCTGCGATGACATGGAACAAGATTGCCAAGGGGACAGGCAAGACAGTCGGGAGGGGACGAAAGTGAAACTCAGCTACTCGATTCCGTTGCAGACCGTCTCCTTCGAGTTGACTCCCGCCGAGGCCGTGGAGATCAAGAATGATGTGAAGGAGAGAATCAAGGATCTCTTCTGCGAGATGGTGAAGAAACTGAAGGAGCAGATTCCTGATAAGGGGATATTCTGATGAGCCACTACAACTCAACTGACTTCCCTTCCCTAGCCGCGCTCGATAAGAAGGCAGCCAAGCTGCTTCGGTCGTCTGAAGCAAAGAAGTGGTCTGTGCCCCACTCGGAGTACGAGATCTGCCGGGTTCACCCGCTCTACTGGATGGAGAACTACCTCTACATCAAGCCCGGTGAAGTGATTGGGGGCTCGACGGAGGACGTGGGCCATATTCTCTTCAAGCCAACGTTCACGCAGTTGAAGGTAGCGGACAAGATCTGCCGTCACTTGGTCCCGGACAAGTGGGAGCGGATCTTCGCGCTGATCGAGAAGCACAGGAAGGCGGGTATCTCGACTCTGATTGCCGGGTTCGACTACTGGTTTGCCCGGTTCATGCCTGGGCTCTCGGAGTTCGTTGTGGCTGACCTGGCCTCGCACACGGACAACATCATGGCTATGATCGACATGGCGCATAAGTACGATACGTGCGGGGTGGGGTCCATCGAGGAGGATCGCCTGCCTATCCGGCGAATACCGATCCCCGGCGCAAAGAAGGGAATCAAGTTCTCGAATGGCTCGCTCATTGAGCAGGACACGGGGGAGAACCCCAACCCCGCGACAAGCGGGACTCCCCAGATTGTTCACATGAGCGAGTCGGCCAAGTGGAGAGATCCCCGGACCTCGGAGACTTCGATCCTCAACTCTGTGCCTAGGGCGGGGTTTGTCTTTGTGGTCAAGGAGTCCACGGCGTTTGGGTTGAACAAGTTTGCCGAGGATTGCGAGAAGGCTTGGATGGGTCAGTCCGAGTGGGAGTTTATTTTCGTTTCATGGAAGGACATGCCGGATTGTCAGATTGAGTTGGGAGATGGTGAGGTGTTCGACTTGGAGGATGATGAAAAAAAGCTGGTCGAGGCTCACGGCTTGACAAAGGCTCATGTGAAGTTCCGGCGAAAGCAGATCTCCCTCTTGGGGTCTGAGCTGATGTTTCGTCAGGACTACCCCCTGGACCCAAAAGAGCCTTTCTTGGTTTCGGGTACGAACTACTTCAACACGGAGAAGATCTCCGAGCGGGTGGAAGAGATAAAGTTCTTCAGGCTCCTGAAGGTTTCGGGGACCGACAAGGCAAAGGAGCTTTTCCCGAAACAGTGGCATCGGGTTATCACACATCCGAGAGGATTGACCGATGGCATGGCCAAGCTGGAAGACAACAACGCGACCCCAAAGTGGGGTATGATGAGTGTGGCCGGGGGCTTCGCTACCTGCAACTTCGATCCCTCCTATCGACCGGAGAACGGTGCGGTTCAGATTTTCCGGCCTCCCAGCCGGGACAGGAAGTATCTTGTTATCGTGGATGTGGCTGAGGGGAAGAAGAGTTCCGAGTACATCAGCGACAACAGCGTGGTCGAGGTTCTGGACTGCGCCAAGTATGAGCAGGTTGCCGAGTGGTCGGGCACGTTCGACGAGGAGATGACGGCGCTTCAGGCCATCCTTCTGGCAAGGTACTACAACAACGCTACGTTGGTCCCGGAGATGAACAATCGTTGCGGGGGTCTGCTCCAGTCCAATATCGAGAAGGTGGGTTACTCCTACGTCTACAAGCGGAAGAAGATAGTGGGCAACTTGGTTCACCATGAGTACGGCTGGTTGACGACCGTGGGGAATAAGGCGGATGTCTGCGGGCAGCTTAAGCAGGACTTCAAGAACGGGGACATCCTGGTCCACTCCCTTGAGGCTCTGGAGGAGATGCTCTACTTCATTGACGCCAAGGGCAAGCTATCGGCGGCTTCCGGTCATACCGACGACCGGATCATGTCCCTCAGCATTGGGGCCAAGGTTCGTTCGGAGACTCCTGCCATTTCCGGTCTTGTCAAGAAAAGAGTTGCTTTGGACGCGCCTGTAAACGAGAATATTACGAACAAGATCCTGACTTCCGTGAGCCGTGACAATATTCTGAGGAGATACCGATGAGCGAAGACCTTGCCCAGCCCGACATGCCGATCCCTGTTGACCCCGCTCCTGTCGATGATGCTCCCCCCACCCCGCCCGTTGTCCAGCCCAAGAGGGACAATCGGATGTTCGAGGACTTCTTCCCCCCGCTGGATTTGACCAGCCAGCAGGAAGAGGACATTGTTCGCTGGCTCCTGTCTGATCTCAAGACGGGCGTGAAGTACGTCAATGCCATGCGTGACAACTGGGCTATCTATCGTGCCGTGTACGCGCTGGAGTACGTAGAGAAGTTCTACCCCTCGATGGGGGTGGGAGCGAATTTTTCGTCCGGCATCATCTGCGAGAAGGTCATCGAGGGGATGGACCGGCTTCGGGCCGGGATCTTCAGCCCCCGTCCGTTCTTTGTCGTAGACGATAAGATCTCCAATATCCAGGACATTGAAGTGACGCACCGGATGGAGTGGTTTCTCCACACGGTCCTGGAGAAGGACATGGGGATTGCCAAGGTGATCGGGCTCAATGGCCTCTTCGAGTATCTCCTCGATGGCTCCTTCATCCTGGAGGTAGACCAGATGTATGAGTCCATCCCCCAGCGGGTCATCAAGACCTACACGAAGCCCGAGTCGCTCGACTTGGATTCCGAGAAGATCCTAGACAGGAAGGATTACGACAAAGCAATGGAGCAGTTGAACGCAGGCTTCCCGGCTCGCGTCCTGATTGAGGAGGATGTGGTGACGAAGAACGGGCTTCAGGCTTTCCGGGTGGATAAGGTGGATCACATCATTCCCCCGAACGTCTATGAAGACCGGGACATCAAGTTCCGGGCTCGCAGGATGTATCTGACCGAGGCCGACTTCCGGGTGCTCTGCTCGGATGGGGTGAGATGGTATCCGAAGGACAAGGTTGACTGTGTCCTGAACAAGCGGGTGGAGAACCGGGGACGCCACGGAAAAACAAAGATGTCCGAGCAGGAGCAGCACGAGGAGCTGGAGATCCAAAACTTGTGGGATCTCTGCTACGACTGGCGAAGCGACTCGGAGGATCTCGGGGCGACGATGGGGATGCTCCCGTACAAAAATACGTTCGTTGTCTATCGGGTTCTGTGTAAGTACGGGTACAAAACCCGTAGTGACCCGAGGGGGCTCATTGCCAAGTACGTCTTGATCGATGTGGAGCCTGAGAGCCGGACGATCCTTCGAGCCCGGACATACCCCCACTTCCATGAGAACCCGAACTACTTCCACTTCAAGATGGGGGTGAAGCCGAAGTCGTACTGGGGCTTCGGGTATGGTCCCCGGCTTATCAATGAGGACTTCCTCGAATCGAATGGGGTGGATCTGGTTCTGGACGCCTCGGCTATGGCTTGCTTCCGCCCGCTCCTGATGGTTCACCCTGACGAGGGGGGCATCATTCCATTCACGGATGGGATCTCCCCCTTTAAGAAGGGGTTCGTCAAGAACATCAACGATGTGAAGGCGCTGGAGATCCCCCCGCCTTCCACGTCCCTTCTGAACGTGTTGCTTCCCTTGGTGGAGAAGCGGACGGCGAACCGGACTTCGATCACGTCATTGGTTCAGGGGAATGTGGAAGAGTCAGATCCGAGATCCCCAGCAACCAAGACCGCTATGCTCTTGAAGCAGGCGAGTGTTGGGATCGACTCGATCATCAAGGATTGGGATCAGTCCGGTTGGGAGCCACTGGCGTCCTTCGTGTGGAAGGCGTCCTACGAACTTGCGGTCTACAATGAAGAGAGCGAGATCAAGGACAAGATCGTGTTTGGTGGAGTCATGCGGGATCTTGAGGCGGCGAACAAGATCACGCTGGAAGAGTTGTCCAAGGATGTGACTTGGAAGAGTCAGGCTTCAAGTGAGTACATTAACTCGGAAGCGCGGGAGCAGAAATTCCTTCAGACCTTCCAGTTCTTCACCCCGCTTCTTCAGGCCTTGGCCCAGATCAACCCCGACCTCTACAAGAAATACTTCTTCCGCTGGATGAGAACGGCGGCACAGGAGTTGGATGTTCGGGGGTTCAAATACTTGATTCCTACCGAGGCGGAACTGGTTCAGATCCCCTCTCAGGCTGTACCTGCGATCTCGGATGCCATGCAGACGCAGATGAAGTCCGGGGAATCTCCCGGTCAGGTGCAGGTTGAGTCGAACCCACAGGGTCAGCAGAAGGTTGGAAGCGCATTGGAGGCAGCTCTGGGGGCAGAGCCGGTTTAATGGGGGGTATAGTCCATGATCCTCAAGAACACGAACGTCAATCCTTCCGCCAAGACCGAGACTACTCCAGAGCCTAACGATCAGAAGGCTTTTGAGCAGCAGGTTGAGGTGTGGAACGCTGAACTGGTTCAGATCGCAGAGTTTCGGAAGGGCAACTATGCGGCTATGGCCGACCCCCGGATTCGACATGCCCGGAACATACTGGAGAAAACAGCGGTTGAGTTGGGGATCGATAAGGAGTCTGCCCTGACGGCTTACGATGTTGCTCGTGGTGAGATTGCGACGTGGAATTACATCAAAACGCTCAAGGACCGGGAGACTAGGCTTCAGAAAGCGATTGAAGATCTGTCCAGCAGGAAGCCCACTCGGCTTGAACGATTTGCCAGTTGGGTGGAGAAAAGGGTTGACGCTTAAAGTCAAGTCTGAAATCATATTGGTGATGAAGGCCCGCTGAGGGACAACCGCCGAAAGGCAGAAAACCGGGAGTAACAATGCCTGACCCCGCAGACGCGAAGACTGTGCTCGAAACGTTGAACAAGTTGGGACTTGATTCTGACGAGACTCCCGATGAGATCTCGGCCCAGGATCAGAACCCCAACGATGAAGCGAACAAAGGAAAAGCTGCCCGAGCGTGGCACGATCTACGCAACACGTTGAAGGCCGCAAGGGGCGTGATCGAGGAACTGACCAAGGAGAAACCCGCAGTCGCTCCTGCTGCACAGTCCTCGAACGCGAACGACCGGACGGCCCAGGCCGACCAATACCTGACACAGTTGAAGGCGAACGCGCAGGCGGTCACGGGGATCAACGATCCCAATCACCCGCTGGTGCAACTGGAGATGCAGAGGCTCCACACAACGTTCGTGCAGAACCAGGAGCGGTCGGTGCAGGCCGAGCGGGACTCGGAAAAGGTTTTCAACGAGACGGTAGCGGGGTACAAGCAGTTCGAGGACGCGGACAAGGTGGAACTGAAGAAGAGGCTGGCGGGGTTTCCGCCGCTGGAGAAGGCCAATGTGGATACGATCAAGCGCGTGGCGAACCAGTTCATCGGTGAGAACTGGGATCGCTTCGCCAAGGCCAAGCCAGCGGGAAAATCCAAGTCGGTCGAATCGGATGCTGCCGCCGTGTCCAGTCTCAAGGCACGGGGCGGGGTTGGAGTTGGGGATGCCTCCGTGGGGGGCAAGGGAACGGATGACAAGCCCGCAACAGCCGAAGAACTGGCCGAGATGAAGAAGCTCCGCATACCGGATGGCCGAGTGGATCTGCTCCGAAAAGCCAAGGCGAAGAAGGGTAACTACTCGCCCGGCATGTAGGAGTCCGCGTTCGGGCATGGAGTACAACATGCCTGAGCCAATGGATCAATTCAACGATCCGAACGTTTCCGTCTATGACGGAATGGACCGGATCATGTCTGTGCAGTTCGGCTGGCACGAAGTCTTCCGCAGACGCGGGGGCAAGGCCGTCGATAAGCACAACCACTACCACGCGGCAACCGCCAACTCCTCGAACCTCGCTGGCTTCGCTGAAGTCGATGAGGTTGGGGTTCATGGTGGGCACCCCGAGCACGTCCACTATGGAATGCTCCCGGTGAACTTCGACCTGCACAAGACGTGCGTGTTCCCGACCACTGGGCGTCCGGCCACGGAAGTAGACAGGGGCCATGACTTTGACCTCTACGTGGATGGAAACGGGGTTCAGTTCGTGAACCTGAACGCTTCGTCCAAGGGAATCCTCCGAGTCTCCCGTATCGTGACGGCGGACGGAATGTTCGTGTCATGCGGAATCCCGCCTGACATGCGATACGGAAACATCTAGGAGGAAATGAGCTATGTTACTCAGCACACAATTCCCTGAACTGTTCCGCGAGGAACTCTACGCGGTCAACCTGATGCTCAACGATGATCGTCAGTTTGACAACGCGCTCGATTCGGTCCTGGCCCACAAACCCATCGACGGGATATGGACCAAGGAGTATTCGATGGTGCCAATCGGCGTTCTCGGAGGCCGGACAGAGGCCGCGCCGATCCCGCAGAAGAACATGACGATGGGCTACGTGGCGTACGGTGCTCAGTCAATCGAAGCCTCGGGAAAGGTGAACCTCTCGAAGGAGATGGAGCAGCGGTCCCGAGAGTTCCGGTCGGCTGACGGCATCGATGAGTCCCGGTTTGCGGGGTATGTCGCGGACACCATCGCCCGTGGATTTCTGTCGAGGCAGAAGACGAAGTGGCAGCAGCTCTGCGCCGATATCTTCAATTTCGGCGGCATCCAGGCGGGCAATGCGTTCTTCAACCAGCGTATCCGGGCGGGCGGCTTGGCCGACATCCCGAACACGCAGTTGATCTACGATGGCGTGGCTCTGTTCGCAGCTCCGGGTGCTCCTCACCCGTCCTACTCGAACGGAGCAGTCGTGGGTCCGGGCAGCGCCCCCGTGGGTACTTGCGCGAACTTCGCGGGCACGGTCCCGGATACCGGGGGGTACTTCAATGCCTTCCAGTTCCCGCCGTCCTACTGGGCGCTCAAGCGTGTGGTGACGCACTACAAGTTCAACATGGGGTTCGACGAGAACAACGTCCGGTTCATGCAGACCCCGGACGTGCTGGTCGTGTCGAGCTACAACACCCCGCGTTGGCTGGAGATCCTGAAGTCCCGCTTCATCGAGCCGATGGGCGTCGTGGCTGGCGGTGTGCAGACGGGCAACATCGTGACGAACCGGGAGAACATCTTCGTCTCGGTCGAGGGGTTCAAGCTGGAACTCATCGAGAGCCCGTATCTGCTGCCGAATACGTGGTACGTGGGCCGGAAGAACTCCGGGGGCATTCTCATCCTCGATCCGTCCAAGGAAGAAGATCCTTGGGCGTACTACAGGGATGAGGATAACCGGGCGTACTTCATCTCGTTCGAGGACAACTGGGGATTCCTGATCCGCAACTGGCGGAACTGGGTTGCCGGTGCGTACTCGGTTGACGGGGTGACGGCTCCGAACTTCGGGTCCGACCAGACCTGGGATACGATTCCTGTCGGTGTGTAGTCCTCACACCTTTCCGAAGGGGGGCCGGGTTTATCCCCGGTCCTTCTTCAAGGAGGAACTATGTCGTTCCCAACGAAGTCACGGGGAGAGGCCATCAGTTTAAATGTTGTCACAGTGACGGGAGCGGCGCAGACTCTCGTTCAACTGGGGCATCCTCCCCTGCCGGACAACATGCAGTTCATCCAGTTGACTAACTCGGGTGGAGCAGATCTCTATGTGGGGCTTAATGGGGCTACGGCCAACAGCTATCTGCTGCCATCCTTCTTTGGCCCCTTTGGAGGAGGAGTCAAGATCCCCTGCATGAAAGCCAGCGCAAACAAGCTCTATCTCTACTGCGCGACGAGCACGACTTGTAGCGTGTTGTGCGGGGGGGAATAATATGAGCGGACAGGGTGACGCCATCTTGAGGGATCTGGTGGAAGCGGATATTAAGCGGCTGGAAGGGGCAAGTGAGAAGTCCCCCTGTGCCCAGTGTGGAATGCTGACGCTTCTGAAGTGCAAGAAGGAGGAAATGAAGAATGGTAGGAAAGGTTCTGCCCTCCCCCTCACGGGATGGGGCATGGTGATCTCGTCGATAGCGTACTTGATCTTGAAGGCACACAACATCGTTCCGTAATGGAGGACTGACATGCCGACGCCACAGATGAAAGCATTGGGGCCTGCGATGAGTTCGAGTGGAGTGAAACTGTCGAAGAAGACTTCGACTACGGCTGGAAAATACCCGACCGACAAAGCAGACAATGGCATGAATGCCACGGGGAGGAAGCTGCCTGCGACATTCAAGATGTCCGTGGGGAGCAAGACAACGCTCGGGAAATTTGCGAGGACGGCCATAGCTATCTTCGCCCTGAGTGTGTTCGCGTCCGTATCGTTCGCACAGGTGGTCGATCCCATCCTGCGGGACTGGGTTCGCATGAAAGCCTACCTGAACGCGAACTACGCGGGGCTGGGGGCTAGCGGGGAGCTGTCAGCGGTTCAGTACGGGCTGATGGTTTCCAAGTATGCCTGGTACATGGAAGACTGGTTCGAGGCTGGCGGGTACGTGGCCAATGCCACAACCACAAACTTCAGCAAGTTCAACGAGACGGCTGGATATGGGACATGGCTCGTCACGGTTGTGGATGGGGGCAGCGATAACGCCGAAACCATCAGCATAATGACCGATGAGCGCAACGGCATATTGGCAATGGTCCCGAACAACGCTGCTAACGACAGCATGAACGCTCAGATGCAGGGCGAGTCGTTCCGAATCCGACCCGGCTACACTTGCGGGTTCTGTGCCCGCTTTCTGCCAACGGGCTCGAACACGACAGCGAGAGTCGGGTTGCATCTGACAGGGACAACGGAAGCGATCAACTCTCCGGGAACGGACTACATCGGATTCCGTCTGACCAACAGCGTTACTTCGGCCATTACGAATAACGTCTACTTCGAGATGGCCAAGAACAGCACGAACACCAGCGTACTGTGCGGGAGTATTCCGATCAACTCCTTCGCCGTGATCGGCTTCTCTGTCTTGAATGGGACGAACCTTTTCGCCACGTTCAACGGGAGCATTGTAGCCGGGTACACTATCGGACTTGTCGCTCCTACAGTCCCGACGCCTGACGACGAGGCCTTGTCCCCGGTCATGGCATCCCGGTCCCTGGATGTGAATCAGGGCTATCTCAAGATCGACTACATCAGTACGGTGCAAGAACGGTAGCTTATGCGTCCGTCCTTCGAGAGCGCGAAAGAGATGGGGGTCTGCTACATTTGTGGCGACAAGGTAGCAGTCCCCCCCGGCCTCTACCATCGGGGGGACAGGATGCACAAGCATTGCTACCTCCAGCGAAAGCGGGTGGAGTACGGGGAGGAAGTCCTGGAGCCAATCCTGTCGGGAGTCGAGGACAAGCTGAAATCCCTCCTGGCCAACATGGGACCGATGATCCCGTAGGAGCAGCATGAGTCTCTATCGCTTGCGGCAGGAGTTCGAGGACATCATCCGGGTTGCCCGGCTCGATGAGATGAACCCCCTCAAGGACCGCTGGATCAACTGGGGCTGGGAAAAGATCACCGAACAGTTCATTATCCCCGCCCTGACGAAAACGATCAACATCCCCTCCGTGTCGAATCAGCAACTCTACCTCTTTCCCTACAACTACAACGGCACGGAGATCGGGCTCAAGTATTCCAATCGTCGTATGGACCCTGTGCTAGACGAGACGCTCCGGCTGAAGTACGAGAAGCGGACTGGCAACATGGGGGCAGTCCGGTACTATGACTGGAGTGGGACGGCGGAAACCGATCTGATCGTCCTGGCTGACTGTACCCTGACGAACAAGAGCAAGCTCGTCCTGACCACCTCGACTGATCCAGCCCTCGTCGGAGACTACTGGGTTCGAGCCGATCCCTACCAGGAAGCAGATCCTACGGTGGTGGGCCGGGATTACAATGGCTACATGGACCCCGGCGATTACGGCTATCAGATCGACCCCACTACTTTCGTCCCCGGCGTATCCTTCCAACTCAAGACCATCTACAGGGGTCCGACCGGGGCTCACTTCACGCTTCGGGTTCGCCCTGCCGAGCAGCAGCAGTTCATCATGTACGGCGTTCCGTCATCCAGCGATCCGCTCGGGTTCGAGCTTCGCTACTCTTCCCGTCCTGCCCGGCTCTACAACGATGAGGACGTTCCCGAGTGGCCGAACATGGAAGAAGCGGTTGCGTACATGGCAGCTTCCGTCGCGCTTGACTGGCATCACAATACGGAACTCTCCAAGGTGTTCTGGTCCCGTGCCGTCCAGCGTATCTCGAACCTGGAGAAGCGCCGGATGCACTCCCAGACTCTCGTAAGCGACCTGACCATCGGCTCAGTGGTGGGCAGGCAGACAGGACTGCTCGGGATCTACGGTGCCCGAGGCTATCGTTCCGGCATAGGACGTTATCGGTGAGTGCATGTCGAACCAGCGTCGGGTGGTTGAAACTCCTCTCATCATCCGTGAGTTCAATGGAGCGAACAGCGCCATCGACGACCTGAAGGGTGCGCCGGACTCTACGAACTGGCAGTCCGGTATGTTCTCCCACGAACGTCATGTCTGCGAGCGGGTTCCCGGTAAGCTCCTTCACTCCACAGGGAGTTGTGGTGGTCACATCCTGACTCTTCAGCATTGCTTGTTCCGGGATCGAGGCTTCGTCGTGATTCACCAGAATACTGAGTACAAAGTCGAGTCGGATGTGTCGGACTTGATGGATGGGATTATCTTGGTACACGTCTCCCCTCTGACCCCCGTGATCTTCACATGAGAACCTTGCAGCAACCCTTTATCGAGCAGGCTTTAGGTGGTGTCCGAGAAGTTGGCAAGGACATGACGGACATCATTAATGAGATCCACGGCATGATCGACGAGCCCGCTCTTTCCCTGACTAGAATGAAGGGGAAGCTCCTGATGACTACGGCTTCTCTTGGCGGGCCGGTATGGGATCTCATGCAGCTTCGCTTCAAGGACCGGAGCTTCGTCCTTCAGCACGGAGACGATACGCTGGTGGGGATCAGCCAGCCCCCGTGGCTGCCGGGGATTTGGCTACCCCCGTGGCTGCCCCCCGGTTTTCCCCCCCCCCCCCCCCCCCCCGGACCCCCCCCCCCCCCCCCGGGTGGGGGGGGTGGGGGAGAAC